CCCCGCTAGGCACAATTCTCCCCGCCTAGCGGGCCCTGTCACCGGCGTTGGTGACCCTGGTGCGACCACACCATGGGTTTGGCTCAATCTCGCAATGAGGCCACCGACACCACCGGAGATCGGGCAGAGATTCCTGCAGCACAGCCGTTACCAACTTTCGGCGACTTTGCAGGCGCCCCAGACGACGTTCGTGCAGTTGCGGGAGGAGCTGCACCTGGACTTGCTGAGTACGAGGAGACTCTACGACGCATTGATTCAGCGTGGTTTGGGGCACCGCGTGCAGGTGCGAAACGTGCACGTACTGAGGAGCAGCAGGCAGCTGACAGCGAGACACCCCCAGCATGGGAGGCAGCTGCGCCTGTACCTGGAGATCGAGTGGGTCCGCGTCAGGCAGTCGTTGACGGCATCAAGAGCAGTGGTCTCTACAGACGGCTGCTCGTGGCTGTCCGTTTCCTCGCCGGCGCTGATCAGCGCAATATCCTCAGCTCATCGGCCGAGGTGGCAATGAAGCCTTGGCTCCATGCATTGGACGCCATGGATGAGCCATCCGGTGAGGAGGTTGATGCGCTGCGCATGGGCACCAAGGGGTACGCGGGGTACGTCGCCCGATGCATTAAAGCTAAGGATGGCTTTGGCACGCCAAAGTACACCGAGGCCAACGTGCTCGTGGTGCGTAGGAAGGTGGCCGACCAAATGAGGGAGCACGGCGTGCGTCCATCGCACATCGTACGCCTGATGCCAATTGCCACCGCACTCGTGTTCACGCCCACCCAGGGAGAGGTTGAGGCTCAGCAGTTCCTGGCCACAGCGGCCGCCGCCGAGAGGCGTAAAATCGCCGGGTTGTGGTCCCGGCGCACCTGGTGGGGGCTCGAAGCGGGGCCCGCACCAATGCCAGCGTAGGGGTGCCTGGTGGAAGTACCTGGGGTAGATACATCGGTGTGCCGTGATGGCCCGTTCTGCCCGCAGATGGAGGTACTGAAGCAGGGGATCCCGAAGACGCGGAGGGTGTACCGCTATCATGCCCTAGGTCCAACAGTGGCCATGGGCATCCACAACAACTCACTCCAGAACTTGAGACGTGGTATCTTGGAGCGCGTGTTCTTCGTCGAGGTTGACGGGGAGTTGCGCGAGCCGCCGAGGCCACGCGCGGGAGTGTTTTCAGGTCGGTTGCAGGCTGTTGGCCTGCGGCTGCGACGGATGTTGCCAACTGTCACCCCGTGGGGACACGACCAGGTCGTGGACTCCTACACCGGTCACAGGAAGCAAATCTATACCCGTGCAGCTGAGTCCTTGCGAACGAAGGCCCTGTGCAAACAGGATGCTTACCTGAAGACCTTTGTCAAGGCCGAGAAAGTAAATTTCGAGGCAAAAGGTGACCCCGCACCTCGCGTCATTCAGCCTCGTGACGCAAGGTATATTTTGGAGTCGGCCAGGTTTTTGAAGCACTTGGAGCATACCATCTACGGAGCCCTTGGATAGCTTTGGGGTGGTGATACCGTCATGAAGGGCAAGACGCCCTATGGCGTGGCTCGGGCGCTGAGAGAG